TGGGCCGCCCAGTATCAAACGCAAAACTACTGCTCCAAAAGAAACATATGTCATGTGTTATGGGACACGTACAAGACAGAGACATTGCGTTCGACAGAAATGCAGCAGGAGAAAGAATGACTGCTCTGTTTGCTGGTATCTACTATCAACACGATGAGGAGTATCTTAATCCTCAGACTAATGGTTCATGGTCAGGGCTATGGGTATTCAACGAGGTAACTAACGGTTCCTTTGACGAGATGCCTGTATCAATGACGTATCTGCGGAGGAAGTACGGTGCTAACTCTCGATGAAATACTAGAGCGTGTCGCTGCTAGGTACGATGAGGTGACTATCATGGAGGCGTTAGAGATAACAGCCGAAGAGTTAGTAGAAAGATTCTCAGATAAGGTGAACACTAACAGTTGGAAGTTTGATTTGGAGGAAGAGCATGAGCATTAATGATGCAACACCAGCAGAGTGGGACGCATTACCAGCAGGACAAAAGAAGTGGGTCAAGGTAGATGTAATTGATAAGCCAGAGCATTACAACAAAGGTGGCGTTGAAGCTATCGACTATATCAAACAACAACTAGGTGATGACTTTAGTGCTTACTGCGAAGGTAACGTACACAAGTACATACACAGGTATAAATACAAGAACGGAGTAGAAGACTTACGTAAAGCCCGTGTCTATCTAGAGTGGTTGATAAAGAGTATGGTAGAATGAAAGTTGTAGAGGGTAGTTTTGGTAAAGGTAAAGAGGACAAGGATGAGATCCTAACGTCTGAGTTTCTTTCTGCTTTTGTAGTTAGAGCAATGCAGCATGAAGAAGAAGGCAAGTCATTCAAGGTAGCTGTCATCATGTATGAAGATGGTGAGATGTTTGAGGTAGCTTCTAATGAGGAGTACCCCGATGGTGTCTTTATGTTATTACAATTAGCATCACAAGCAATATTAAATGAAACACTAGGAGTAACAGAATAGATGGACGCATATCAACAATACATACACAAGTCACGCTACGCCCGTTACAATGCAGAAGAACAACGACGTGAGACATGGGAAGAAACAGTTAATCGTTATGTTAACTATTGGGTAGACAAAGCAGACCTCAATGACTTTGAAGTATCTGACATCTTCAAGGCTATACACGATCTAGATGTTATGCCCAGCATGAGAGCATTGATGACAGCAGGGGAAGCACTAGACCGTGACAACGTAGCAGGGTTTAACTGTAGCTACCTACCCATTGACCACCCTAAAGCATTCGATGAGATGATGTACGTACTCATGTGCGGTACTGGTGTAGGCTTCAGTGTTGAGCGACAGTACATAGCCAAGCTACCTGAAGTTGCGGAGAAGTTCCATGAAACAGACACAGTTATTAATGTTGCAGATTCGAAAATCGGATGGGCGAAATCGTTTAGGGAATTGGTATCACTTCTTTATTCAGGTCAAATTCCCCAATGGGACGTTAGCCGAGTACGACCTGCGGGTGCCACACTTAAAACTTTCGGAGGTCGTGCAAGTGGTGCAGAACCTCTCGTCGAATTATTCAAGTTCACGACCGGGTTGTTTCAAGGATCTGCTGGACGAAGACTTACGTCACTTGAATGCCACGATCTTTGCTGCAAGATCGCCCAAGTCGTAGTAGTAGGAGGAGTAAGACGATCAGCACTTATCTCATTGTCTAACCTATCAGATGACAGACTACGCAGGGCTAAGACAGGTGAGTGGTATCATGCTAACCCACAACGTGCGCTGTCTAACAACTCTGCCTGCTACACAGAGAAGCCTGACTTTATTGCTTACCTAGAAGAATGGAAAAGTTTATATGAATCCTACTCAGGAGAACGAGGTTTCTTCAGCAGAATTGCTAGTCAAAAGCAAGCTGAAAAGAATGGCAGACGAGATGCTACCTACGATTTTGGAACTAATCCATGTAGTGAGATCATCCTCAGACCCAACCAGTTCTGCAATCTATCAGAAGTTGTTGTCAGACCAGACGATACACTCTCTAGCCTTAAACGAAAGGTACGCATTGCGGCTATCCTTGGAACTCTACAAGCTACCCTTACAGACTTTAGATACTTAAGGAATATATGGAAGACAAACACAGAGGAAGAGGCTTTACTTGGTGTATCACTAACAGGTATCATGGATCACCATTTACTATCAGGACGAGGTAACAATGCAAAGCTTAAGAAGTGGCTCACAGAGATGCGAGAAGAAGCAATTGAGACAAACAAGCGGTGGGCTGAGAGACTTAACATTAATCCCTCTACAGCTATTACTGCGATTAAGCCTAGCGGTACTGTTAGTCAGTTGGTTGACAGTGCTAGTGGTATCCACCCTCGTTATAGCGAACAGTATATACGAACAGTTAGAGCTGATTCTCGTGACCCTCTTTGTGCTGTCCTAGAGGCTGCTGGTGTCCCTGTAGAGACAGATGTACACAGTGCTAGTACCAAGGTATTCAGCTTCCCTATCTCCTCACCAGAGGGCGCTGTGACAGCCTCAGCTATGGGTGCAATAGAACAGTTAGATTTGTGGGAGTTGTATCAAGACTACTGGTGTGAGCATAAACCATCGATGACGTGCTACTACCGTGACCATGAGTTCCTTGAGGTAGGACAGTGGCTGTGGAACAAGTTCGATAAGGTATCAGGTGTTAGCTTCTTGCCTTACTCAGACCATGTATTCCAACAGGCACCTTACCAGCCCATTGATAAGAAAACATACAAGGAAGCAGTAAAGAACTTCCCCACTGAGATCAACTGGGACATCAATGAGGAGTCTGATATGACTGAAGGTAGTCAGGAACTAGCTTGCACAGGTAACAACTGTGAGATATAACCACTAAATTTAAGGACGTAGGAGGTTTTTTTTAACTCCAGTTAAAACTCTTCTACGTCCTTAAACCCAACCATCATATCCAAACCGCTGCTCCTAACTTTCTCGTTCCATTTTCTATTAGCTAAAGACTGAAGCCATGTCTTACCAAATTTCCTAGTACCTTCTTGTATGAACTCAGTCATAAGAGATTCGTTACTAGTAGGATGAGAAGCATAAGAAGCATACTTTTCAATCGCTCTTTTCTGCATGAAAGCATCAAGATTTTGAAACTTTTGAGAAGCTACAAGACCGCCTAACACTACATCAACATAAGGCTGAGTTAACTGTCTAAGTAAAGCTGTTTCCGCTGTGCCTAACTTAATGCCTATAAACTCAGAGTCAACTGTAGGTATGTTTGCTTCTGTTTTATAAACATATGTCTGTACTTGTGTTGGGTTGGTAGGAGTTAATCTAATCTTAGTAATAATCTCTAGTGGACTAGCTTCTCTAGGAGAAACACCACCAATACGACTAGTGTTTAAAGGTAAGTTCTCTCTTAAAAAAGGAATACGTTGTTGTACTTGCTCTACTCCTGTACGCGCTAGTCTTTCTTCGCCATCAATAATACGAGCTAAGTCAGATACTCCAGTAGGAACAAAGCCTTTTGCGACATCAGTAGCATATCTTTCTATACCGTCTGCTTTGTTATACATAAAATGATCCATAAAATTAATGGCACCTTCTAGTACAGTTTTGTTAGCAGTTGAGTTTAATATTGCCATCATAATATCGTCAAGACCTTCGCTTAAACGATTATACTCAGGGTCAGTAGTCTCATAATTAATTGTTTTATTTATACCATCCATTAAGTCTACGTAAAGACCAAGAGTAGTTCCAATAGGTTCAATCCTATCAAAACCTACATAGGTATCTCCAACAAGAACAGAACGCTCTGGAATACCTGCTTGCTGCCAACGTCTTCTTTCTTGTGCATCTTTAGGAGTGCCTACAATATAAGGTAACCCTTCGTCGTTAGACAAAGCAAACAAAGTTAAAATAGGAGCTATAGCTGTTGTGCCAATAGCCGCTTTAACTAAGTAGTCATCCGCATCTTGAACTTGGTAGACAGTCTTACCTTTAATTAACTTTTTCTTTAAAACTTTAGAACGCATCATAGGTATAAAAGCAAGAGGCGTATAAGCCATGCCTTCTACTACAATATTGTATGGAGTTTTAGCAAATGGAAATAAAGTATTTAATCCTAAAGCTTTAAGATTTTGACCAAGAGTAAACTCCTTACCCATCTTAGATTTTTCACTATTAATTCCTGCAATAAGACCGGGAAGATTAAAATTGCGGCCCTCCTTTAAAGGTAACCTACGTTGGAATGTCATGCCTAAAGCAAACTCACGTATGTCTTCGTAAGGAATGTCTTCTGCGGAAAACAAACCCTTAAACATTTCGTTGCTCTTTTTTTCTAAAGCAAGATTAGCTTGACGCACTGCTCTAAATCCAGCAGCTTTTGTTTGTTCTGCTGCTAGTTTATATTCTCCTTGATACGTAGAGTTGTGAATATCCATAACTTCTTTAAAATATTTAGTATGAAGTTCACCGACATCAGCT